CTCCTGGGACCTTCCCCTTGCGGGGATTAAGGGAAGTGTGGTACGAGGACAGTACGTACCTCGCAGATCAGGTCCTGTGATAGACCTGGCCACGGTGGAGCAGAATCCCACAAGTGTGGGAGGAAAGCTTCTGCTCGCGGTGCTAATACCGACGTAAGGAAACCGTCGATACTCAACCTCAAGGAGGCCGATACGCGAATAGGACCTTTTATTCCCTTAGGCCGGCGCTTACGCGCAGGCCTTCGGTTAGACCAGGTCAACACCTTTACTCTCCAACCCTCAAACCCATGTAGGGCAGGGCGGACAGCTTGGGGACAACACTGATCGAAAGACCCTACAAACGCACCATCACCAATCCCGTCAGGGATGCGTGGCCTTTGCCAGGCGTCGGGTGCCCTACTCCGGAGCCACTTCAGCACAGCTTGGATTTTCTCCCATCCCTCGCGGGTGTGAGAGGTCCTATAGCACCAGCGATAAAGCTGGTTGTGCAGTTTGAAGAGCCCTTGGAGCGTAGCATCTTCCGCTTTGACAAAGAATGGCGTCACGTCAGATCCGTTCCAGTAGTGTTTACCACAGCTTTCACGGTAAGCGCCTGAGAAATGACTTTTGTCAGTATTAACGCGGAACCCGGTCGCATGCAAGATATCGCACACAAACTGGGCACTCCTCGTTGGTATGACTAGGTCATCGCCGTAAACGCAAATCTGACGCGAGTCAGAACCATGTGCATCACACGCCGCCGCACTCAAGGCCCAGAATATCAGGCTCTCGAGTTCGAACGTCGCGCCGTTACCCATGGAACTGAACTTCTCATAGACAATTTCTCGCCCATTCGAAGCTGAACTCCCCTTGTGGCTGCGACACGCGACTAACGCATCGAACCAGTCGGGAGGGAGTAAGGCTTTCACCACCTCAAAGGAGATAGTGTCACTAGCCATAGAGAGATCGATCGTGGCCAACGAGTCGTCACAGGAGCCCTTGAAGGCGCCCCGCTGATTTATCGTCTGGTCATCTAGATCAACCCCAACTCGCTTCAGACGTCGCCGTATCATCGCCCCCAGGCCCTTCTGAACATACATGTTCAGGTCAGGCTCGATTGCAATGGCACGGTTCGTCTTGTAGTTCTTCGCCACACTTGTGACTCTGTTACCTTCGACGAGCCGGAGTTCTCCGCCAGTTGCCCTATACCAAAGGGACAGACTGCGCAAGGTTCCCCCTGCTATGCGGTAATCAGCCGCTATGCAGGACGCGCCGAAGTTGGCATTATCAAGTGTCGTTTCCGGTACACCGGAGTATTTAAAGGCGGGTCGCCCGTATCGCCGGGGTAGTCTTGTAGACGCTCCCGACGAGAAGCTGCATCTCGCCTCGTGCTCTGACTCACTATAAGGACCTAATAGCCACTCAATTTTCGAACGCGCCGTAGCAATTACGGACGCGTGCCCCAGCGGATGTGTTAAATCCGGCCAGGAGAGCAGGTTTCGGAACCGTTCGTTTGTTTCGAGACACATCTCTTCCGCCTGGTCGAACCGCTGCCAGCAGGCAGCCTCCTTCTGGTCCGATGACACACCGTCATCGAACTTTGAAAGAAGGCTATCCCACAACAACGATACGCCTACCTCACGGGTAGAATCACCAAACCTTTCTCCATAGGAGCCGGGCTTGATTCTGCCACCTTCGGTGGCTCGACGGGCTTGGTCTTGGTGACCTGTAGCCCAACCGAGCTTTCGAATGAAAGCGAGGAGGAAAGGAGGAATAACGACGTTAGCAGACCGATTACGGCCAGCAGCTGGATGGTGCATTGTAATGCTCCTCTGATTAGACTAACTATCTGACCCGATATTACTAAGTCAGTAGAACGGTTCAAGATTCTGGACCGCAGTCTTGAAGTTCGCTTCCGCGAACAAATCAGCCAGCTTTGCGAGGTCATTCAATCGTTCGGTGCTCGTAGAGTCCGGCCCAAAGTTCAGCCGGATATCGAAGGAGCTGTTACGAACGACGGTGGTGACACCGCTAACCGTAGCTTCAACCGGGTTGTTACCCTTCACCTGCACTTTGTATGCAGAACGGCCACCGGCTGGAGCATCAACGCTGATCTCGAGGGTTTCCCAACCCGAGGGCGTGATGCTGGCACGGTTCGCCCACTTCGCGGAAGTTCCGCTGGTGGTAACGACACTGTAGGTGTGGACCGCAGGTACGGAGTCGGACAGACTCCAGGATGCCATAGCAGGCATAATGCTCTCCTTAGAGATATTGAGGAGCCAGCGTGAGCCGGCAGCGGACTACATCGCGGAAAGCCCCCGAAGGGACTTGCTGCCGGAGAACAACCCGACAAGCAGCGACATGGCGTTCGCCATGTGTTTCAGACTACGCGGGTCTTTCATTCCCGGGCGGCCTGGTATGGGACTAGAAGCATACAAAGCTCGGTCTACAACCTTCCGCTCACGATAACCTGTGAACGTGCCCGTGTACTTTGTACCGTATGCGACTGAATCTTTATGTCGCACATCCCTCCTACAAACCAGTCGTCTGGTTTTAGTGCCGTTGGCATAATTCCAGCCATTTGCGGCGTCCAGCGACGATAGCCAGGATCCTATGGGCACGAACCAGTCAGCTACGAAGCTGAATGGCACGAGTTCCCACGCGATCTCCAGCGGGTTTGTAAGACCTAGTGATGTAAACCGGCGGATCAAGGCTTCAGTAGGCGTGTAGTTAAGCGCCACATGATAGCTCAAATCCGTCTTCACCGACACGTCAAACACATCATACCCCACGACTTTAGTCGTGTAAACGGTAGAGGAGGTGCCTTTTCGTGCTGCCACCCTAACTGCGTAGTCCTGGATTTCGCGGTTGGCAAGAGCCTCGCACGAGCCATAAACGTCCGACAACAAGGGTGTCCATCCATACTGCAAGGCCAGCCACTGATTGGTCAAGTTCTGACTTCTCAGCGCCCGGCGCGCGCCGTTACGATCGATTCGTGAGAATCTCCGAAGAGCCCGCCGCAGATCACCGCGACGAAAAGCTCGGATATCGTTAACGATGGACAGTATTGAATCCCCAACCAGGGATGCGGTACGAGACCGCTCGGCAAAAGCAACGCCGAGATTTACCGATTGGTTCTTCAACTTGAGGAGCGCTGCTATCTCAGTACGCGCGAGTAATCCTGCGTCCGAGGTATCGGGGACCGCGTCAACGAATAGGTCACACAAGGCACCATCCATCATATCGTACTGGTACGAATATGGTGGTGGATATTGAGCCTTAACGTAACCTTCGCAACCGTGGTTCTCCCGAAGCAGATTAAACGCTGAAGGTGACAGAGGAGACGGTTTTCTCCGTCTCGTGCCGGAGCGGTACACCCGGACCTGACTTTGACGCCAGGTGGGTTGATCCGTGATGTCATACGGAACACCAGCTCCATCTACTCCATAGCGATGACGTCCTTTTGCACCCTTCCCAAGTACGGAATCTTCCGTAAACGGGCCATAGGCCCTGGGGGGGAATCGGTATCGTGCCATAGAATAGTCTCCAGCCGCGGTGAAAGAATCCGCTAACATGTGTTTCCACTTCTGGCGAAAGCCAATCCAGTGCTACTGGATAAGATCCACCCCCGTAAGGGGG